GAAAGCAGGAGTACTCAAAGAACTGAAGATGCGTAAGCAATTTGAAAAACCATCCGAAAAGAAACAGCGTAAGAAAAAAGAAGCAGTAAGACGCTGGCGCAAGTTGCAAAAGAAACTTGAAGAACAATAAATACTTGACATAATGAATACTGTATGATACAAAGAGGTGACAATGAATATATTCTATTTACATAATGACCCTAAAACGTGCGCTGAGTGGCATGTAGACAAACATGTGAGCAAGATGCTTGTCGAGTATGCACAACTGATGTCGACCGCCCACAGGGTCTTAGACGGCGATGAATACATAGGTAAATCGCAGACTGGTCGTAGAGTAAAACGCTGGAGACTATCCGACAATTATGAGAACATTATATACAAAGCATGTCATGTCAATCATCCTTCGGGTGTTTGGACTCGTCAGTCTCGTTCTCATTATGAGTGGTTGTACTCACTCTGGACTGAACTTCATGAAGAATTCGTATATCGTTACGGACACTCCCACAAAAGTTACGATTTACTCAATGAAATTCTAGCAACACCCCCTAGTAACATCGAAGACAAATCTTTTGTCGAACCTCCGCAAGCAATGAAACAATTTCCGCAATGCATGGTAGAAGGTGATAGTATTTCTGCTTATCGTAATTTCTATCGCGTGGCAAAAAAGACTTTTGCTGTGTGGTCTAAACGTAATGTGCCTGACTGGTACAATCTTACAAATCTAAATAGTGATACAGAATATGCCAACATATAATTTTATAAACCAAGCAACTGGAGAAGTTGAAGAACATTTCATGTCAATATCAGAATTGGATGATTTCAAAAAAACGAACCCGCATCTCGATAAAATTGTATCTGCACCTGCTATTGTGGGTGGAGTTTCTATTCGCAATAAAGAATCCGATGGTATGCGAGAAGTATTTTCTAGAATTGCAGAAAAGAATCCAGGTTCGAACTTAGATAGTTATCGTTCTAAAACGAATGCTGAAGTTAAAACAAAAAGTATTTTGGAAAAGCATAGGAATAAAAAGTGAGAGAAATCATTCAAGACTTTGCTCAATGGTTAGCAAAGAAAAGTTACACTCCACCAAAGATGCAATACTATTCGCATATTGAAGGTATGGAAAAGTGGGCGGCACCTAAACCAATGTCTCGCTGGATTCCAGAGTGGTATAAAAAATTACCTAAACAAAATGTAGAAAATACTAAATCTTTAGTGGGACAATTACAAAGGAACGCCCCTATAGGTATTCATCCTGATTTTGGAACTGATGGACAGACTATCAAAACATGTCCTGGTATGCAAGATATCATGACAACTGGATACATGGTCCCTTTCTGGTCTAATGCTATTATTACTACAACATTAGACGGAACACAAGTACTTACCCATACTGCAACTGATGGAAGTGAAACACTAGGTGCCGACTGGGAAACTAGAAGTAGTGACTTTACTAAACTTGAAATGTTGAATCCAGACAGTGATACCGTGCATCAATACTTACAAGGTATAGGATATACTACAGAAGAAATTGGAGACTGGAGAGCATTTCAAAAAAGACCTGAAACCACAGTTCATTTTAAAATACATCCTGATGCTCAATACACTACTATGGTAGAACAACTACCTGAAGAGTGGTGCACCACTTTACTTAAATTAGAAACACCTTGGAGAATATGTACTCCTCCTGGTTGGAGTGTTTTATACACTGATCCAACATATCATTTTAATGATTGTCTGCAAGTAATGCCAGGTATATTAAATACAGATTACTGGCACGAAAGTAATATGTTTTTCTTTATTAAGAGAAAAGGTATTCAATTTTCTATGAATTTTGGTGACCCATTGATTTGTCATATACCAATCAAAAGAGAAATGTTACCATTAGAAGTTCGAAAGTCTACAGAAGAAGAGCGTGAAAGAGACCGTCAGATGTTTTACTTTATGAATGCTCACTGGAGTGGAGCGAAAGCATATAGAAAATTCAAAGAAGTATTTGGGTATAAACAAAAAGGAGTGTGTCCATATAAAAAAGATTGATGATGTTATTTGATGCTTCAATACAATGCATGACATGTAGAGGAGAAATTAATGTCAAGACAAAAGTCCACAGCAGTAAAAGCAAAATGTTTAACTAAGACTTCAATTAAAAGAATAAATCCGATTACGGAAAATCAAGAAAAAACATTCGAAGCATTTAATGATGATAAACATTTGATGTTGCATGGATGCGCTGGAACAGGTAAAACATTTATTATGATTTATCTAGCAATGAAAGCAATTTTATCTCAAAGAGTAGAGCAACAGAAACTTTATATTGTAAGGTCTATGCTACCGACAAGAGATATTGGTTTCTTACCTGGTTCACAAGAAGAGAAGATGAGTGTTTACACCGAACCCTACTACTCACTATTTGACGAAATGTTTCCTAACATAGAGAACCCTTATGAACTTGCAAAGTATCAGGATATAGTAGAATTTATACCTACTTCATATATCAGAGGCATTACACTAAGGGATGCATTTATTATTGTTGATGAATGTCAGAATTTAAATTTTCATGAATTAGATACAATCATCACTAGAGTGGGAGAAAACTCGCGCATTGCTTTCTGTGGAGACTTTATGCAAACTGATTTGAAGAACAATGCAGAACAAAGAGGTCTCATTCAGTTTATGGATATAATCAAATCTATGAAATGTTTTGAAACAATTGACTTTAAAGAAGAAGATATCGTAAGAAGTGGTCTTGTGAAGGAATATATATTAAGCAAGAACCAAAAACAATATGAAAATACATTTGAAAGCATAGACAAGAAGATGCGACAAGTTGCCTGAAAGGAGAAGTAAAATGAGAAAATGGATTAACGCAAGAATTGGCGAAAGAACTAGTTGGGATGGAGCAGTGCTTATTGGTGCTGGCGTAGCATTTTTAATTTTTGCACCAATCGCTGATATCGTAGCATATGGTGCGATTGCATACGGTGCTTGGACAATATTCAAAGGAGAATAAAGATGGCAAAAGAGAATTGGGGAAACTGCATTTCTAAAGTTCTTATTCATGAGGGTGGTTATGTAAATCATCCAAAAGACCCTGGTGGTATCACGAATATGGGTGTCACCAAGAGAGTTTATGAAGAGTGGGTTGGTCACGAAGTATCTGAACAAGATATGAAAGACTTAACAGAAGATGATGTAAGACCAATCTATAAGAAAAACTATTGGGATAGAATTAAGGGAGACAAACTTCCTGATGGTCTAGACTTGTGTGTTTTTGACTTTGGAGTAAATGCAGGTACAGGTCGTGCCGCAAAATATTTGCAGAAGATGATTGGCACTACTGCAGATGGTGGGATTGGACCTAATACCCTTAAAGCACTAAAGGCATATGTGAAAGAGAATGGTCTAGTAGAAACTATCAAGAAGTATCAATCAAATCGTCAAGACTATTATGAGAGTTTGAGTACATTTGATACTTTCGGTAGAGGTTGGACAAATCGTAATAACGATACAACTGAATACGCAATAGAACTCGCCGAGAGTGATGATGACGAAAATACTAGAGAAGCAGATAGAAATTCTATAAAGACTTGACAATTACATTATAGTGTGTTATATTCACACTAGAGGATGAAAAAGTGAAATATACACACATTGAAGAAATTGATTATAATAATAGTCTACCAGAATTAACAACTGAGCAAAACGACAACCTAAGACTGTACGTTACACCAGATGGTCAAAAATATCCATCAGTTACTACAGTCTTAGGTTGGCACACTCGTAAAGGTATTATGGAGTGGCGCAAGCGAGTAGGCGATGAAGCGGCGAACAAGATATCTCGCCAAGCATCATCAAGAGGTACAAGATTTCATTATCAGTGCGAAGACTATCTCAACAATAAAGAACCTAAGATTGAGGGTCCTGGTGAGATGTCTATGTTCAGTAGTATTAAACCTTTCTTACATCGTATAGACAATATACACTTTCAAGAAAAAACTATGTACTCAAAGTTTCTACAAACTGCAGGTCGTGTAGATTGCGTTGCTGAGTTTGATAATCGTTTGTCTATTATCGATTTCAAGACAGCAAGTAAACCAAAAAAAGAAGAGTACATCAGCAATTACTTCATGCAAGGTGCGGCATATGCAGTTATGTTCGAAGAGAGAACTGCAAAACCTATTGACCAGATTTGTATCTTGATTGCAGTTGAGGGTGATGAAGCACAACTATTCAAAGTTAAGAGAGATGATTACATAGAACAATATCGAAGTGTCAGAGATGCATGGCGAGATGCTCATGGATATTGACAACATTCAACTCTTTTCCTCAAACTTATATAAATACTTTTTACCAACATCACTTGTTGATGATTGTAAAGAAGAATTAGTAGAGTATGCTAAAAATAATAAAAGTGGAATTCAACAATACTTTACCACTTACAATACTTTTTTAGAAACTGTTGATAGTATAGGTTCTTCTTGTAAATTGATTAGTGACAATGTTGTTAGAGTTGCAACAATATTGTCAGAACGCCGAGTAAGAGTGGAGAATAGTTTCTTTAATTATGTACCTAAAGGTAATGTTCACTCAAAGCACAATCATGGCGGTAAAGAAATGATATGTGCTATTGTTTACTTTGATACTATTGGTCAAACAAATTTTTATGATCCTAGACCTCAAGTATTCAATTGGCAACCTCATGTCGAAGTTGCTGAAAAAGGCAAAGTAGTTTTCTTTCCTGGTTGGTTAGAACATGATATGCCTGCTCATTATGAAGATGAGTTTAGAATTACAATGCCTTTTAATATGCTCATACAGTGAGCAAAGGAAAGTAAAATGAAAAATGTAGTATATGTAATAATACTAATTTGGTCTATATCATTTTTAGCAGGTTTTGCTAGTGCAGAACCGAAAGACTTACCTGAAGTAGAACCAGAACCTAGTGTATTTCAATCTAGCAAAAATGTTACTTGTACTTCTGATGAATATGATGTGGTTAAGAAAAATTTTCAACAGTCTCATGGTGAAATTGGTATAATGAGATACGTCAGTGATATTCAAACTGGAATTGAAATAATTGGTAATGTCGATACTGGAACTATTACTATTTTAGAATTCATACCTCCGAATAAAATTACTTGCTTCATCTCTATGGGTAAAGGTTTAGAAATTAATAGTTTAATTTTTAAAAAAGCAGAATCCGGTATAAGAACTTCCTATTAAGTGATAGTAATAAAAAATATTGCTTGAGAAATAAATATTTGATATGGCAGAAAGGAGACTAGTATGCCACCTCGTAATCATAAGCAGTGGTCATCAGCACCACGAATAGAAGCAATTAGTAGTAGAGCATATAATAACTACGAAGTATACAAACAAGAACAAGAACTAATATTCAGCAAAGTCTGGGTACCAATGTGTCACATCTCTGAGATGTATGAGACAGGTGAGTTTCGCACTACGCAAATAGCAGGTGTGAATGTAATTGCAGTGAATGACCATGATGGTGTTAGAGCATTCAGAGACCATTCTATTGAGCAAGTCTCTGGTTGTTTATCTTGTCCTTACGAAGGTAATGAGATATATTGTGAAGTCAAGCATGGGGGTATGGTATGGGTAACACTTGATCCTAACCCCACACAATCTGTAGAAGAGTGGACTGCAGGTGCATTTGATTGTATCGCAGACGCAATCGACACAGAAGAAATGGAAGTCTTTCACTATCACAAAGCAGTGATAGATACAAACTACAAACTGTGGCATGACACAAACAGTGAATTCTATCACGACTTCATGCATTACTTTAATAGAGTGTCAGGATTCAATGATGAATATTTCGCTAGAAAAAATATTCCTTTTGATAACGGTCATGTTAATGTTAGTAGTTTTACTGTTAATTACGAAGAGTATGACGGATTTGAAGATAGAGGGGATTTATCTTTTCCCAATCTGCCGCCCAACCAGTGGTACATGGTCGACCTCTTTCCAGGATTCAACTTTAACCTCCGTGGGAGTGCATATCGTTCAGACACAGTAACACCACTTGGTCCGAATAAAGTATTGATTGAGTTTCGTGGATATGGATTAAGAAAAGATACACCAGAAGAAAGACAAACTCGTATCAAGCATCACAATAGTATATGGGGACCTTTCGGTAGAAACTTGCACGAAGACCTTATTGGTGTAGCAGGTCAAGGCACAACAATGCGTGAAGGTACAGAAACAAGAAACATTCTACATGGAAGACATGAGAATGGAACTATACATGATGAAGTAGGTATGAGACACTACTATACTGAATGGGGTAAATATCTAGATATCGACCCATATGTTCTTGACAAAGTTGCTTGAATGTAGTATAAATAGAATTGAATTTGATGACACATGTTGGAGGATTGTAGGACGTGGGGGCAGTACCCACCGCCTCCACCATAAACACACTAAGGAAATATGACTAAGATAACAAAAGAAAATACGCCAAATAAATATGTAAGATGGTTCTGTTGGTTTATACAATTTAAATATGTATGGGATATCCAAACATTATTTGAAAAATATCTTCCAATGGAAAAGATATATCGAACCTTAGGTTTTTACTTATTCTGGTTTATTTGGTTTTGTATTCTAATGTTTGTATTATATCAAATTACAGGAAGTTTTGATTTCCTTCTTTGGTTTGAAGAATAGTGTGTTTATGATGGGGGCGAAATAGGTTCGACTGCATTAAGAAGGCATGAAGAGAATTCGAAAACATAAATGCAAACGATAACATTGCATATGAAGATGTTCGCCTAGCGGCATAATCTTCTGGGTGTTGTGGGGACGCCTGGAAACAGAAGAAGCAATTGCTTCACCCTACATTACACACATACACACAAGGAGAAATAGTATGAGTAATCCGTTCGACTTACGCTTTAGTATGATACAAAGCGCCAGAGAGTTGCTCACAGAGCAATATCACACTGATATCAATAATCTTAAAGAGAAATACTATGCAGACAAAGAAGCAGGACTAGATGTTCAGTTTCCAGAAATGCCAGCATTTCCGACATTCGAAGATATCAGCAAACTAGCAAATGAGATGAATTCTTTCGTTTCACAACGCTAATGGTAAAAGTGTAAAGTCAAGGGAGAAATCCCTTGACTTCTTTATTATAATAATGTATATTAGTCTAATGATTATATGTTTATGAAAAGGCAAGGCATGACTAATCCAGAACCAATGACACCAAAAAGATTTAGTAAAATTATTGAAGATATTGTACTAGATAAAGCAGTCACGCATATGGATGCTATTCTTCTATATTGTGATGAGCATGAACTTGAACCAGAAGATGTGAAGAAGTTTGTGAGTAAAACACTTAAAGATAAAGTCACTGTCAATGCACAAGACTTACATTATTTACCTAAGACTACTGCGGAGTTGCCGGTATGATTTTAAAATATTGTTATTCAACCACAAAACCTGTTTTTACTTTGCCTGAAGTTGATAAAATTATTCAGATGGGCGAATTGAATTTAGAAGATGCTAAGATAGATGGAACTGAAGCGGCAATACAAGGACATCGAAATAGTTCTATATCTTGGTTCAAAAGAAATCCTGATACTGAATTCATTTACAAACCTTTACTTAAAATGATATATATGGAGAATGTAAATAATAATTGGAACTTTGATTATGATGCAATCGAAGATTTACAATTTACAACGTATGGTCCTGAACAACATTATAATTGGCACGCCGACCAGAGAAGTGTGCCGTATACTGATGCTGACAAGTATCTACAAGGTAAGATAAGAAAGATTAGTTTCTCTGTGCTACTCAATCATGATTATGAAGGTGGTGAGTTTGAATTTGAATTAGGACTACCACATGAAGAGAATAGAACTGAATTGTGTCAAGTAAAGACAGGAGAAGCAATTGTTTTTCCATCATTTACTTATCATAGAGTTCGACCAGTCACAAAAGGTAAGAGATATAGTTTAGTAGGATGGATATGCGGCAAACCTTACAGATGAATGAATTCGATGCTTTCAATGTGTATCTTGCTTTTAAGTTACACTTCACAACAGATAGATATGATATAACAAAGACTAGAGGTGCAGTCAAGACAAAAGATGAAACTTTTTATAAAAGGTCTGACCAGTTTAACTTTAAGAAACTTGCAGAAGAGTTTAGTGAAGATGAACTACCTAAGTTTTTAATTGCTAATCATGTTGATGGTAATCGATGGGGTGGTGCTTTCATTTATGAAGAAGCATTACAAGTATATAATAAATGGAAAGGTCGCTTACAGAGTTTAACTAAAAACTTGCATGATGACCTTGATGAGATTTGTTCAGAACTTGATGAAGAGAATATCAATAAGTTCGACAAATGCTTTGTAGTTAAAGATGAGCAACATCCTCTTCTACTACAAATGTATAGTCGTGGAGATGTAACAATCGAAACGATGTTGATACTAGATGCTATTAACAACTATTTGACATATTGGAATAAGACGCTCGGTGATGATTTCTTCTGGAAAGAAGAACGGCGAAAGTTAATTAAATACCGACCTTTTCTTGATTTTGATGTTGACAAATACAAGGCAATAGTGTATAGTAAGCAACAGAAATATGATGAAAGTCGTATAAATAGTAGCATATGATGAATATGTGGATAAGATAAACTTATACAACGCAATATAACGTACATACGAGGTAATACAAATGACAAATTTTGCACAACTAAAAAAGTCTAACGACAACCTATCCCGCCTACTTTCAGAAGTAGATAAAGTAAACAAACCCCAACAGTCAAACAACAGCAATCAAGATGAACGCTTCTGGCGTCCAGAACTTGATAAGTCTGGTAATGGTTATGCTGTAATTCGTTTTCTTCCTCAAAGTGAAGGTGAAGAACTTCCTTGGGTTCGTGTTTTCAATCACGGGTTTCAAGGTCCTACTGGTAAGTGGTATATTGAAAACTCACTCACTACCCTCAATCAGAAAGACCCTGTAGCAGAGTATAACTCTATTCTGTGGAACTCTGGCACTGAAGCAAACAAAGATATTGCACGAAAGCAGAAGCGTAGACTTTCGTATATCGCTAATGTCTTAGTAGTCTCTGACCCAAAGCATCCTGAGAATGAAGGTCAAGTCAAACTGTTTAAGTTTGGTAAAAAAATCTTTGATAAGATTATGGATCACATGAAACCACAGTTCGAAGATGAAACACCTGTCAACCCATTTGATCCTTGGGCAGGTTGTAACTTCAAACTCAAAATTCGTAAAGTAGAAGGTTTTACTAATTATGATAAATCTGAGTTTGATGGTGCATCACCTTTGTTTGAAGGTAATGATGAGAAGATTGAAAGTCTATGGAAGTCTCAGCACAAACTGCAAGAGTTTGTTGCACCTTCTAACTTCAAATCATATGATGAATTGAAAGCAAAACTAGATTTGGTACTGAACTTGAATTCAGCACCAGAGACTTTTGCACCAAGTGCGCCAGCACCTGTTGCAGAAGAAAGCGCACCTTGGGTGGCAGAAGAGAAATCTACACCACAAGTTGCAACAACTTCTGATGTTGATGATGATGAAGATGATGAAGCAATGTCATACTTCAGCAAGTTAGCATCTGAAGATTAAACACATAGGAGAACGGGAAGTTATTCCTTTATGATGTATGCGCCTTATACTAGTTTGGTCTACATGCGCTTGCTGTAGGTACTTCATAAAAAATTAACAGTGAAAGTAAGGGTTATCAGCAATGGTAACCCTTTTTCTTTTATAAATATTATTGAGAGAGTGACACATATCATTAAATAGCAACAATTGATTTATATTCTTCTTTTTTAGCAAATGAGGAATCAATATGCTTGCAGAATTAGCAATTGCCACAGCGGCATTTAAAACCGTCAAAGAATTTGTCCAAGAAGGTAGAGAACTTCATCAGATGGGTGAGGGACTTCTAAATTATTTTGACGCCAAAAGTAAATTACAGATTGAAGTAAATAAGAGTTCAAAGTCTGATAAGTCGGATCTTGAAGAATTTATGGCACTTGAACAAATTAAGGCACAAGAAGATGAGTTGCGCGAACTTATGATTTATACGGGGCGCGCTGGTATGTGGCAAGATTGGATCAAGTTTCAAGCAGAAGCGGCACGAAGAAGAGAAGAACAAAAGAAAGAAGCATTGCGAATAAAAGCACAGCGACAACAAAAAATGTATGAATATTTTGAAATGGCAATCGCGGGAGTGCTAATCATAGGTTCTATCGTTGGCCTAGGGGTTGCATATTATTATATTAAAATGTACAGTTAATGGTCATAGATATGTACACCGTCTTGAATTTTGACAGGTTTACAGTAAGCAGTAACCCTATCTTTAGGGTCCACATAAGCACCGTATGAGTAATTACCAAACTGTTGTGGGATTCTTTTTGCATACCAAAGACAAGTAGATATGCTTCTAAAATACATAGGGTCTGGTTGAACTTGTCTAAACTCTCCTGTTCCGATAACAACCATCAACATGAAAGCGTGTATCATTAGAAGGCGCCGAGCATCAATTCATTTTTAGCAGAAGTATGATGCTGAGTACGAGAAGCAAGATTTGTTGTACTCTGATTATTCACAGTGCTTGGTGATACGTTTGACTGAATGACAGTAGGTGGTTCAGATGAACGAGAATTGGCATTTGCTTCTGCTTGTGCTTGTTGCAAGTCTTGTCCTGATTGTCTAGTTGGAATGAGATTAGCAGAGGTATTGTTCATCTCTGCTCTCATAGTTCTAGCACCATTAATTCTATCAATTTCATCATTAGTGTAGAGATATGTAGGAACTTCAACACCATCAACTGTTGTAGGGATACCTGCTTCAAATGTTGCAGTCCTTGCAGTACCCATACCCAATGCCTTTGCAAGTTGTTTTGCTCTTAACTTCTTTTCTCTAGAATTGTATGGTAATGTTAAATCGCCTGTATCTACAATCGTTGTATCTGTGCTTCCTGTAATTCCTGCTCCTGTATCAGCAGGAACAGCAGTCTGTGCTACACTACTACTTACACTAGCACTTGCACCACCTAATGCTTCACGAAGAGATTGAATTCTTGCTACTGCCGCTTCATAATCAATGTCTGGAGATGCTAGACCTTTAATTTCTGTTCCTGAACTGAAGAAACCTTCTCCAACTGTTCCGCCTTGAATTGCAAGTTCAAGTGCAGGTATTGAGTTCATTAAATCATCAGTCAAGTCTTTTATATTAAATCCTGCACCATCAAAACTAATACTAGATAATTTACTAATAGCAAGTCTAACTCTATCAATTGCATCTGCACCTTTATTCAATTCTTCAGATTTATCTGCAATGGTTATCATTTGCTCAATAGGACTTTCATTACCACTCAGAAAACCCATCAGCGCAGTTCCAGCATCCATAATAGAACCCAGGAAGTTGCTACCGGAGAACTTTAGAAGTCCTGCCGACAAACTACCCATTGTGTCATTAAATGTTTCTGCTTCTTCTGCGGTTATTTTATCTTTCACACTTGTAAGTGTTTCTACACTATCAACAATACCATCTGCAAAACCAGGTTTAGCAAGCGAAGCAACTGCAGAACCAACACCAAATACTGCCAGACCAGCACCGAGTGTAGTCAATGAACCTGCCGCTTCAACAGCGGCGAAGAAACTTAAATCACCAATACCAATAAGAGTTTCGACACTATCATAAATGCGTTGTGCCCAATTAGCATCACTCATAGTGTCGGCGATTGCTTGACCTGCTCCACCGACTGCAGAACCAATTCCAAACACCGCAAGACCTGCGCCAAGTGTAGTTAATGAACCTGCCGCTTCAACTGCTCCTAGAAAAGATAAATCACCAATCGATATAAGAGTTGCGACACTATCATATATTTTGTCCGCCCACCCTTCTTTTAGCATCCCTTCCGCAAGACCTGCACCAAGTGCGCCAACGCCAGAACCAATTCCAAATGCGGCAAGACCTATACCAAGTGTAGTTAATGAACCTGCCGCCTCAACTGCTGATAGAAAAGATAAGTCACCAATTTTTATAAGAGTTGCGACACTATCATATATTTTGTCCGCCCAATTATCTTCCATAAATGATTGACCTATACCATTAGCAATAGAACCAATTCCAAATGCGGCAAGACCTACACCTAATGATGCGAGAGTTGCAACTGTCTCTGCAGTATCGGCGCCATCAACTTCATCTGCAATACTTGTAAGAATGAGAACTTTATCTTTTACTTTCTGTGCATCGAAATCTAAGAATCCTGCAAAAGCGGCAACAAGACCAGCGGCGGCACCAGCGGCGGCAACGCCGAGCATACCCATCATGCCCATGCCTTTTTTACCTTCAGTAGGAGTGACAACAGATTGTTCTGCTGGTCCACCTATAATAGGTGCACCATCTCCTTCTCTA